CAAGACCGCTCGGTCACAGAAGCAGTCGATCCTGTTCTTCAGAGATCCGTTCAAGCTGGTACCTGTGGGTGAGATTGCCGAGATCGCCGACAAGATGACTCGTAACGAGATCATGACCTCGAATGAGATTCGGCAGAAGATTGGCATGACACCGTCTAAGGACCCGAATGCGGACAAGCTCAGGAACAGCAACTTGAGTGCTCCAAAAGAGGAATCGATCGAACAAACCATTTCAAAGGAGGACAAAGTTCAAAATGGATCTGAAGTATGACTTTAGTGGCTGGGCAACTCGAAACGATCTTGTCTGCGCCGACGGACGGACTATCCGGAAGGACGCTTTCAAGCATTGTGACGGGATGTCGGTTCCCATTGTCTGGAACCATCAGCACGATGACGTTGACAACATCCTGGGTCACGCCATTCTGGAAAACCGCAAGGACGGCATGTACGCCTATTGTTTCCTGAACGAAACCGAGAGCGGCAAGAAGGCCAGGGAGATCGTCAAGCATGGCGACGTGCAGGCGCTCTCCATTTATGCCAATGGGCTGAGGCAGATGTTTAACGGCCACGGCAAGGATGTCGTTCATGGGGACATCAAAGAGGTCAGCCTGGTGGTCGGCGGGGCAAATCCTGGTGCCTTTATCGACTTCGTGGATCTGGCCCATGGCGAGGGTGTCGAGCAGGAAATCATCATCGGGAGCGGCGAAGGTGTCAGCCTTTACCATTCCGATGATAAACCTCCTCTGGTCACTCCCAAAACGGAGCCCAAAGAGGCCCCCAAGCCCGAAAACAAACCCAAGGAAGATCCGAAGCCGGAGGACAAGCCCAAGAATGACGAGACCGTTCAGGACGTTGTCGACAGTATGACTGAAAAGCAGCGGACCGTCATGTACGCCCTCATCGCCGCTACTGCGGAGGAGCTGGGGGCTTCCAAAAAGGGGGACGACGATGACGACCCCGACAAAACTGATAAAACCAAAGGAGGAGACAACACCATGAAGCACAATGTTTTCGACAAGGAAGAGACTCGGGAGACCACGTTGAGCCATGCCGTTCAGGGTGAGATTCTGGGCCTGGCCAAGCAGAACAATGTCGGCAGCCTGCGGACTGCTCTCGCTATCTACGCCGATGAGGCCGCTGCCAACGGGGATGAGGCGCTTCAGCACGGCATCGACAACATTGAGAGCCTGTTCCCCGACTACAAGGACATCCGCTCCGGCGCTCCTGAGCTGCTCACCCGCGATCAGGGCTGGGTCGACGTGGTCATGAAGAAGGTCCGCAAGACCCCCATCAGCCGTATCCGTACCCGCCAGATGGACGCCCGCAATGAGCGTGCCCGCGGTCATGGCTACCAGAAGGGTAAGCGCAAGACTCCCGCCGGCAACATGAACATGATTAGCCGGACCACCGACCCCCAGACCGTGTACTGCATCGACTCTCTGCACCGTGATGACATCGTCGACATCACCGATTTCGACGTGGTCGAGTACCAGTACGGGGTGATGAAGCAGAACCTCAACGAAGAGGTCGCCCTTGCGGTTATGGTCGGCGATGGCCGTGATGCCGGGGATGAGATGAAGATCTCTGAGGATCACATCCGCTCCATCTGGAACGACGATGACCTGTACACCATTCATTATGACGTGGATGTCGCTGCCGCCCGCAATGAGCTTCAGGGCTCCCGGACCGATATGAACTTCGGCGAGAACTTCATCTATGCCGAGGCCATCATCACCGCCGCCATGTACTCCCGTGAGAAGTACAAGGGTTCCGGCACGCCCGATCTCTTCTGCACGCCTCATCTGGTCAACGTGATGCTGCTGGCCCGCGACATGAACGGCCGCCGCATCTACGACTCCCGTACCGATCTGGCCGCTGCGCTGAATGTCGGTGCGATCCATACTGCCGAGCAGTTCGAGGGCCTGGTGCGCGAGGACGATGACGGCAACAGGCACAAGCTGTTGGGCATCTTCGTCAATCTGTCCGACTACACCATCGGCTCCACCAAGGGTGGCGAGATCAGCCGGTTCGATCAGTTCGACATCGACTTCAACCAGCACAAGTACCTCATCGAGACCCGGCTGTCCGGTGCTCTGACCCGGCTGTACTCCGCCATTGCGCTGGAGGAGCCCGTGAAGGCTGCCGTCGGGGCCTGATCTGAGGATTCAAAATGGCAAAGTTTTATGGATCGGTCGGCTATGCTGAAACTGTAAAGACAGCACCTGGCGTGTATGATGAGAAAATCGTTGAGTATCCGTACTACGGCGATTTGACTCGGAATACACGCCAGCTTCAGTCTTCGGAGACTCTCAATGACGACATCAATGTTGCAAATGAGATCAGCATAGTCGCCGATCCATTTGCCAGAGAGAATTTCCACAGAATGCGGTATGTCGTGTTTATGGGTGCAAAGTGGAAGATTTCCAAAGTGGAAGTCGGTTATCCCCGTTTGATCTTGACGATTGGAGGTCTCTACAATGAGCCGGAGAATTGAACTTCAGACAATTTTGGAGGGATTGCTTGGCTCTGAGAATGTGTACTTCCAACCTCCCGAGAACTTGAAGATGAAGTATGACTGCATCCGATATTCTCGGACTAAGATCAAGCCGGTTTTTGCCAACAACCATCCGTACACCCTTCACGACTGCTATCAGGTGATAGCCATCTATCGAAACCCGGATAGTGATCTTCCTCATAAGATCGCGCTTCTGCCGATGTGCTCTCACGATAGTCACTATACGGCAGAAAACCTACACCATGACGTATTCACACTCTATTACTGAATAAGGAGGAACCTTCAATGAAACTTCAGTGGGATAAAGTCGGCGAGCGCAAGTATGAAACTGGCGTTGACCACGGCGTACTCTTCCCCATGGGTAAGAGCGGCGTCTATGACCCCGGCGTTGCTTGGAGCGGCCTGACCGCTATCAATGAGAACCCCTCCGGCGGCGAGGCTAACCCTTTCTATGCCGACAACATCAAGTACCTGAATATCATGGCCGCCGAGGACTTTGGTTTCGGCATTGAGGCCTATACCTATCCCGACGAGTGGGAAGCATGCGACGGCTCCGTCGAGATTGCCCCCGGCCTTACTGCGGGTCAGCAGACCCGTAAGGTCTTTGGCCTGGCCTATCGCACTCTGATCGGCAACGACACGGAGGGACAGGACCACGGCTACAAGATCCACCTGGTCTACGGCGCCCAGGCGTCTCCCTCTCAGCGCAATCATGGTACCGTGAACGAGAGTCCCGAGCCCACCGCTATGAGCTGGGATGCTACTACCACTCCTGTGGAAGTGCCCGGCGCCAAGCCCGCTGCACACTTGGTGATTAACTCCACCAAGACCTCTGCTGAGGTGATGGCCGCTCTGGAGGCAATCCTGTATGGTACCGAGGAGAATGAGTCTCGTCTGCCGATGCCCAAAGAGCTTGTTGAGCTGATGAAGGGTACAGCTGCTGCCGGTTAATTCAAGCCGATCTACTGGCCATATGACCTGCGAAGCGGGGCTCTCTAACCGAGGGCTCCGCTTCCTTTAATTTTTGAAAGGAGAAAACTTACCATGCTGAAACGCACCATGACTTATACCGACTACAACGGTCTTTCCCGTACCGAGGATTTCTACTTCAACCTGACCCAGGCTGAGGTGACCGAGATGGAACTCTCCGTCGACGGCGGCCTCGTCGAGATGATTAACCGCATCGTCGCTGCAAAGGATGGCAAGCAGATCATCGCCCTGTTCAAGGACATCGTTCTGCGTGCCTATGGCGAGAAGTCCCCTGATGGGCGGCGGTTTGTCAAGAACCAGGAGATCCGGGATGCCTTCGCCCAGACTGAGGCATACAGCGACCTGTTCATGGAACTGGCGACTGATGCGCAGAAGGCGGCCGAGTTCGTCAATGGCATCGTTCCCGTCCAGAAGCCCGCGGCTTCTGATGCGCCCAAGGCTCCTGTTACCCCTCTTGGGGCTCAGACCTGAAAATAAGTGGGGGCGACCGGAGATGCTGAAAATCGTAGTACCTGCCACACAGATAGGGGAAGAGTTTGACGAAGCAAAAAGCGAATTTATCCCCATCATGACGAAAGAGCAGACGCTCCAGTTGGAGCATTCTCTGGTCTCCCTTTCAAAATGGGAGGCAAAGTGGCGTAAGCCTTTCCTTTCCAAAGAGAAAAGGACCGCAGAGGAGTCCATCGACTATGTTCGGTGCATGACACTGACACAGAATGTGGACCCCAATGTTTATAAAGCGCTTACCCCGCAGCTTCTCGCTGAGGTGTCTGCTTACATCGATGCGTCTATGACTGCTACAACTTTCCCGAAACGGGGAAATAGGGCCGCAAGCAGTGAGTATGTCACATCGGAGATCATCTATTATTGGATGGTCTCGTATCAAATCCCCTTCGAGTGTCAGAAGTGGCATTTGAGTCGTCTTCTTACCCTTATCAATGTCTGCAATGTAAAGAATGCACCGCAGAAGAAGATGAGTCGGCAAGAAATCATTGCTCGAAATCGCGCCCTTAACGCCGCCCGGAGAAAGAAACTGAATACGAGAGGGTGATAAGGATGCCTCTGATTGGAACAACAAATGAGGAAAAAATTTGGAATTACCTGAAATCAAAGGGTCTTTCCGATTATGGTGCTGCTGGCCTGATGGGCAATCTCTATGCCGAGTCTGGCCTGCGCCCGAATAATCTCCAAAACACCTATGAAGGAAAGTTTGGTATGGCTGATGCCGAGTACACCGAACTGGTGGACAAGGGACGCTATACCAACTTCGTTCGAGACAGCGCCGGATATGGTCTGGCTCAGTGGACTTATTGGAGTCGCAAAGAGGCCCTGTTGGCCTATGCCAAGGCTTCTAAGAAGTCTATTGGTGATTTGGAGATGCAGCTTGATTTTTTGCTGAAGGAACTTTCCAGCTATGGCCTCCTCGGCAGACTCAAAACCGTGTCGACCGTACTCGAAGCTTCCAATATCGTTCTGCTGGAGTTTGAAAAACCGGCAAGTATGAACACAGCCGCAACACAGGTCAAAAGGGCCGAGTATGGCCAGAAGTATTTCGACAAGTACGCAAAGAAAGGAAGTGTCAGCTCTATGGGATTCTCCAACAGCCCCCTGGCTACGGTAAGGATGATTTCTCCGAACCGGACGCCCAATCGGAACCACGCTATCGACACTATCACCATCCACTGCTTTGTCGGCCAGGTGACCGCCAAGCGGGGGTGCGAGGTGTTCCAGCCCAGCAGCAAGGGGGCGTCCTGCAACTACGTTGTGGGTTATGACGGCTCCATCGGCCTGTGTGTCGAGGAGAAGGACCGCTCCTGGTGTACCGGGGGCTATGACAAGAATGGCAATCCCATCCGGGTCAACGGGGTTTCCGGCAAGTCCAACGACTACCAGGCCGTTACCATCGAGGTGGCCAGCGATGCCAAGCACCCCTACGCCATCACCGAGAAGGCCATGGCCGCGCTGATCGAGCTGTGTACCGACATCTGCCGGCGCAACGGCATCAAGAAACTGCTGTGGTCCGGTGACAAGAACCTGGTGGGCAACCCCGCCAAGCAGAACCTCACGGTTCACCGCTGGTTCGCCAACAAGGCGTGCCCCGGCGACTACATCTACCAGCGGCTCGGCGACATCGCCGCGAAGGTGAACGCCAAGTTGGGCGTTACTCCTCCGGCCGAAACTAAGCCGGTGAGTACGGTTCCATACAAGGTTCGCATCACTGCAACCGATCTGCGAATCCGAAAGGGTCCGGGTACCAATACGGATATTGTCCAGAAAGCCATCAAGCCCGGTGTCTACACCATCGTCAGTGAGGCAACCGGACAGGGCGCTATCCTCTGGGGTAAGCTCAAATCCGGCATTGGCTGGGTGTCCCTCGATTACTGCAAGAAGCTGTCGTAAAGGAGCAACCGTATGATTACGTTCAGACAAAAGGGCGACTTCTCTCACCTGACCAAATTCTTAGAAAGAGCAAAAGAGGTTGTGC